ACATCGTAATAATCCTGATCTGAATTTTCGGTTTTGGCTTCACCTAAATCTATCGCAATGTTGCCAATAAATAGGTACACGTAGAGCTTGTCAAAGTCGCGGGTCTAGGTACTAATACTAAGCTGGCTGTTCTCAAGTTGACTGAGTAGCGGTATAACAAGACGTAGCTTTTTAAGGAGCTTGTCTGCATTGTCGCTAGACAGCTCCCGTTGCAGCATATTACGCAAATCAGCACTATAGCTTTGACCAAAATAGCCGTTTGGCGGCGTGTCCAGCCAATGATTGACCATCGCTTTGATTTTATCTGCATCAATCATGAGTAAGCACCTCTTGCTTGGCTTGGCTGCGGCATCGGTTTGTCATTGACAGCTACATCAACAGAATCAATAAAGCGGCTGTGCTTGACGCAAACGAGTAGCACGTATAGCCATATCATGGGAGCGCCCACCACAAACATCATTGCCAACAACCCAATACCACCTGCACCCCACGCCTGACTTGCCAGCATAAGGCCATAAAAGCGCCACAACATAAAACTAAGAATGGCGATAAAAGGCACAGCGATAATGATGGATAATTTCAATAACCTGGTGATTGCCATCAAAAATGAGTCAGGCGTGACCAGAGTATTAAGCTCAACGACCCGCGATCGGCAAGCAAAGTATAGGTAGATAAGCGATACCCAAACGGTGCCAGATAAAAACGCATCGACAATATAGCTGTTTTGCATAACAATCCTTACAATACGTGGCTTGTGTCAGCTTACGGCTGGCTGGTTAGATTGGTGAGTTGCTGCTCAAGCCCTGCCTTCTCTTTGGTCTTGATGTCGATAGTCTTATCAAGATCGCCCGCATCGTTGACCAGCTCTTTAAGTTGCTGGGTTTTATTTTTAGGCGCGGGACCGGTGCGTGGCTTGCGTATCTTTTGTTTGGCGCGTTTTTTATCAAAAGCGTTTTGACCGGTGCGTAGCATATTACCAAGCGCGGTCACTGAGGCATCAAAGGAAGGCTTATAGCTGTTGTCGTAGTCGCCTGACAGCGGTATTGACTTGCCGTTAACATCAATACGGAAGATATCAAAGCGCTCAATATCCTTGCCGCTATCGTCTTTAGCATTGACCACGCGCAAATAGATTTTAACGGACTGACCGTTCTCAAGTACCATATTAACGGGACGCGCACTAGCACCCGATACGCGCGCGGTTTTACCTACCTCAACAATAGGGATGGCTTGCTTGGTGGATTTTTTAAGTTGATTAACGAAGTCTTTGACCAGTTGTGTTTTTTCGGTGATATCGGATAGTTTCATGATAAGCCTAAATAGATGGTTTCTGATTTGTCTATTGTAAGGCGGTTAGCGCTGGCTCGTTTGCGGTGTTCCATAACCCTAAATGGCAAAAAAACCCAGCCATTACTGACTGGGTTTTTATTATCACGAATATGCTAGGTGATACTACTTACCAAAATTAGCCTTCGTGCTACGCGCATAACCCGCATTTTTAAGTGCTTTTAGGCGGTTTGGGTTGCCTTTATAAATATTGGCTCGCATACCCTTACCAAACGAGCGCATTTGCTTACGAATAGCTGAAGCCGTGCCAGCCTTACGACGTGCTTTTTTAAGTCCTGCGCGTTGTCCTGCGTTCAGTTTAACTTTACCGCTAATACGTTTATTGATCGTAACTTTTTTACCATTACGAATGGCTTTAACGGCTTTATAGATAAGCGTCTTGCCATTGACCTTTTTGACCGTTTTCTTGCCAGCACGCAATTTTTTCTTAGCGGCATCAAACTGGTATTCCTCATTCATGCTATCAAAGCTTTCTTCGTCTTCATCATCGCCTTCGTCGTCGCTATAAGCGAATGCTGCGACAAAATCATCAAACGCTTCACCGTCATCTGGCATATTCTCTAACACAGTCTCAGCAGCGGCAAGGCAAGCGGCATCAGCCACTTCAATCTCGTCATCAAACAGATCAGCGATAACCGCATCTTCAACGCCTAGTGTTGATAGCGCATCTGATACATGCGCAGAGAAGGTAACACGGACGTTTTCGTCAATCTCACCCATGTCGCTATCATCGTCATCATCATCAGTAAATGCTTCGATCATAAGACCGTCTAACACCTCACTAGGTAGCAGCTCTTCATCGTCATACTCGCCATCGGTAAGTACGGCAGACAGCATAAACGCGACGTTTAAAGCAGCAAGGCGCATCTGACTGGTCGCTGCAATCGCCATGCGCTCAGAGATAGGGTCAAGCTCCATCTTATCGGCGGCTTCTTGCGGGGTTAAGGCATCAAACTGCGCTTGTGCTTGGTCGTATTGGCGGGCAAGGCGGCGCTGGGTAATAAAGTCTCGTGACATGATTTAATCCTTTCAATATATACGGGGTTAGGTGTAGCGCCAGGTAACGACGCTAATAAAAATGAACTATTAGAGCTACTTAGTAACAGTGCCCTCAAAGAATACTTGACGGGCGCATCCTTCAGGACGGCGGCTAAACTTAATATCTGCTTTGCTAAACGGATCATCAGCGCGAGGCGTGATTTGCAGTAGATAGTACAAGCCGCCAAGCTCGGAGGGCAAAACGAGCAAGCCTGACGCGACACACGCATCAAGCGCACGGCTGCACTCATCCTGAGCATCACGTACAAAGCTGGTCATACCTTTTAGCATGTGCTTTTTGACGATAGACAACACAAGGTTTGTGGTGTAAGTCTCAATCTCAGCGCTATTGGTTAAGCGTAAGGCGCTGTTTTCGCTATCGTACTGAGTAAGGGCATCGCCATAAATCCAGCGGTCGCCACCTTCAAAGCGCTCATTGATAACCACGTTCACGCCAGCGCTGGCAAGGGCGTTTTGCGCCTCTTCATCGAGTACCACGCCAGCCATTTTTTCCATATCACGAAAAGCGACGGGGAAATCATAACCCGCTACTGGACGGTTGATCGGTGGAATGCCTGAGCTATTGGTACGCGCATTGCGTAGTAGTGTTTGGGCTAGCAAGTCACCGACACAAGGACGCCATTTCTTACGTGCCAGCACGGTTGTCGCATTATTAGGGCGTGACTTGTTAGGGTTCCAGTAAAGCGTTAAGCGATGGTCGTCGATACTGATAGACTCAGCAAATGCGGTGACAAGCTCCCAACTGGTTAAATTGCCCACGTCGACCATCACATGGCAGTTAGTCTTATCCATCACCTCAGCCAATGCTTCGATATGCGGTAAGCTATCCGTCTCAGCACACACTAAGTAGCGCGGCTGATCCCTCATGTCGAGCAAGGTGCGTTTTAGCTCATCAGCGGTTGCTGGAACGACTGGAGTGGCTGGCACCGCTAGCGTTTTTGACTTGGTGCGATAGTCGCCCATCTGATTTAAGATGCCATTGGTGGTGAGCGCGGTTTTAATGGCGGCGGCTTGTAGTGGATCATATTGAGTCTCGACGGTTTCAAAAAAACCATACTCACTATCAAGCGCACCATAAAAATCAAGCTTGCCTGCAATGTAGCTAAAGTTATTAGGGTATTGCTCTTCTAATGCCTCAGCACCGCCAGACGTGAATAGGCGGCCTTGCATCTGCGTGATTAGACTGTTATCAATCTTATCGCGTAGCTCAATCTTAAAAACGATGTTATTGAGTGGATCAGCCGTGCTGACAGCGGACTTTTCATCAATCGCTACGATGGTAGCAATTACATTGTCATCAAAGGAATAATGCGTGGTCATCTCAATGCTGGCAAGTGCTGAAAGGTCAGCGGTATCGCTTAGCGTGATAGACGCGGCGAGTATGCTTAAAACTAGGGTCTGTGGGGTCATAATAAAATGCCTATACTGTGTTGGTATGACACAAGTATAGGCAAGGTTTGCTTTAGGCCTTTAGGGGTGTTCCATCAACGCGCGCGGCGTTAAAGCCTATAACGGTAGTGGCGGTGGTGGGGGTGACGTCAGTTGAGATTTTAGCGTGTACGAGCCGTCAGGGTTTTTAGTCGCTGGCGTAACGCCACGATCCGCAAAATACTGTAAATCAGCTTGTGTATAACTAGCTGGGTCAATGATTAAATCAAACACATCGTAATCAATGTTTGCGGGTGGTAGTGTTGACGCAGGATAAAGCGTCAGCACTGTCTCCTCATCAATACCATCAAAGCCGGTAAAACCTGAATCTTCAGTAAACTCAGCAAATAAAGCATTGTTCATTCCGAAAGAGTAAGACGCGCTTTGATCCAGCGACGGTGGTAAAAAACTATGTACGCCACTGAGCAAGTCGGGTTCATATCCCAAAAAATGCCTATTCAGTAAAGAGTTAGAACCAGCTCCGAATACTGATAAAGAAGTATGCCTAGGATTAATACCAGCTGATAAAATAGCAGTGTTAATAAGCCCATCATTTATCTTATAAACTATGCCTGCTGTAACTCCTTGAGTTTCCTCTATAATTTCAGCCCGTAACTTCAAAAAATTCATTTCAAGCGTATTACTACCGCCATCAGATGGCTGGGACTTTCCCGGCGTACCTACTCTCCGAATGCCAACCTGACTCACGCCGCGATTAAAGCAATCCTCGACCGCTTGATAGCTTGGGTTGGACGGCTCATGACCTAATAGGGCTTTATAGTTATCACGGGTGACAGTGAACGCCTTATCCATGCGCCCACGCTTGAACTTGCCAGCGATAACCGCATTGCTTGCAGCTGGCAGGCTAGTACCCTCTGTCTTATCAATCACGCCTTGGTTTTGGATGCCAACCGCTGCGCCTAAAATATTACTCTCAATCATGATAAATCCTTAAAGTGAAATAGCTAATTATAGTGAGTGACCACAAGCCAGCAGCCACTCAATAAAATGGCGCTTAGTTGGTGACGGTCAATTTTTCGCCGCGTGTATGATTGTACTGAGCAATATTGCGCAATACCTGATCTTTAGTGGCATAGCCTTTGATGTAAATCTTAGTGATCTTGCCAGCCTTAACCAGCGTGCTAGTAGCAGGCTCTAGCATATTAAAGCCGCCATTATTTTTAACTTCCACGTACTCAAGCTCACTTACGGCCGTTTTGGTAGGCGCTTTGTCAGTGGGTACTGAGCTATTAGTGGCTGCTTTATCGCCTGTTTTTGCTGGCTGGTTAGCTTCGTCTGCGCTAATGTCATTGCTGTTACCAGTATTCGACGGCGCATCACTGTCGGCAGCGTCAGCCACTCCATTAGACTTTTCACTGTCGTCCGTGCTTGCGCTATCGGAGATGGTATCGGCGTTTGCTTCACCATTGACCTGAGCGCCATGCTCATCGCTAGTATCATCTTGAACCGTCTGTGCATTTTCATTGCTATCGCCTTTGTTGATTGAGGTTACTGATTCATTAGAGTTGCTAGTATTGCTATCGCCACCGCTGTTACCGCCAGTAGTAGTATCAACGCGAACATCGTCATCAGTGCTGCTATCAGTAGTCTGAGCGCCATTAACAGCTTCTCTAGTATCGTCTTTAGTTTCTGTGTCATTATTACTCTCAAGCGTGCCTTGATGGTCAAGTAAGCGCCACACTAGGGCGGCTTTATTGTCTGCGCTCAAGAACTCAACGTCGGCTTCTATAAGCTGTATTTCAAGCTTGTCTACAGTGTTGTTGTCGTACACTTTTTTAAATTCAGGGCTTTGTTCAAACGCCCTGATATTGTCGGGTAGCGCCTTTGCTTCTGACATGAGGTTGATCCTTATAATAAATAATTACGCTTAATGTATTTAGTTAAAAAACCTTGCTGCCAGCTATGACAACAAGGTTTTAGTGGCTATACCGTTTTACTGCTTACTAGCGGCTTAAAGCGCTGGCAAGTTAATCATCTCAATAAGCATGAACTGGTTGGCAAAACGAGGGATTGGGTTCGTTTCAGCAGCAGTACGGCTGTAGATAGCCACGTCTTTCTCGTAAGCGTTACCATTAGAAGTCATAACCATTGGCGGTACAGCAACCATACCAACAAACGGTGCTTGTGCTGGACTGATAGCGCGTGGCACCAGTAAAGCATGAGCCGTGGTAGATGAACCCGTCTCATTAAATACGCCCATAGACTTAGGCACATAATAGACGTTAGCACCGCTGGTTTTTAGTGTACCGATACGGTAGATGCTGGTTTGATCGCCTGCACTCTGACCTGTTGATGTGTAGTTCTCACCACTTAAGCCTGAGAAGAATGCTTGCCCGCGATCTGAGACATACAAGTCATAACCGCCGACCGCTAAGTTAATAGCCGTTGACAAGCGAGTGCGCGCCATACCAAGAGTGATGTTAATGTTGGCAAAAGCATCAGCGATATTAGTCGGTGATACGCCGCCTTTGGTGAAGTCAAACGTCACTACGCGACCAGTTTCAGGGTCTTGGTTAGACAGACACATATTGATAGCGGTACGAAGTAAGCGACCCGTCTGCTCAAAATACTGTTTCTGCATGGCGATAGTTTGTACTGCACCGAACCAAGATAAGCCAAGCTCATTCATAAGCTGCGTGATAGCATCAATGGTAGCGACTGAGCGCGAACGGCTTGGGAAGGCATGGATTGAACGATGACCAAATTCCATGTCGATTGATGGCTCACGTAAAATCTGATTGCCGTTATCGTCTTTACGCTCGTAGTCAAAGAATAGCTCAACAGTCACATCACCTTCGGCAGGCTCAGCACCAGCAGAGATATCAAACTGCACTTTAACTTCGTGGGTATCAAGATCAGCGGTAGCGCTGGTTAAGACATACGTGTTAGTACCAATAGTTATCTCGTCAATAGGCTGTAAGGTGCTGATGCCAGCCGTTGTTGGATGACGACGGCTTTCATCACTACCAATTTTAATGCCTTTGACAAATACTGATACACGACCGCCTAAGAACGGGGCTTTAGTAGATGATGTGTCCACTTTAAACTGAGTGGTTTTATCTGCTTTAACGCTTGCGGCGTAGGCCACATGCGAGGTTAAGCTAAACGCACCAGTTGCGCCCTTGTCCATCGTCAAGATATGACGGTTTTCAGTGTACGGCATACCAGCTTTATCACCGTCCATCGCGTCGCCTTTACGCATAACACCCATGTTCATGCCAGCTACCGCCGTACCGAATACGATAGGCAGCTCGTTTGAACCCATAGGGTTAGGTAGCATAGACACTAGCGGTAAGCTGTTAGCGATACCATACGTGATAACCACTTGTGTTGCGGCTGGCACGACTGACAATGCTTCGTGATGACCAAGTGACAAGCTATCAAAAGTAGGTTCTACGGTTGAATCGTATTCCTGAGCACCACCAAAAGGCATGGCAGCAGTCGCAAGGGCAGCAGCTACAACATAGGCTGATGGCTCTTCGCCACCGTTACGGCGCTTGTACTCAATAATACCTTCACTGATACCATCAAAAACCGCTTCAGGATGATCCTTGATAACGGGATGACTAAGCATACGCTGCATAGATGACGGTAGCTTGTTAAAGCCCACGCTACGATCAGAGAGTTCATTCTGCGCGAGCCTAGAATCAAACG